TACGCAAACTACAGGAAGAGCGCGGCCGGATGAGGACAGAGGAAAGGCCGTGGGACGATGCGCCGTGTAGGCTGCACGGGAAGCGAGAGTGCCTGCGGTGTATGCCGCCAGACGATTACTACCGCTGGCGGGTGCATCACAACAAGGTGAACATCCTGCACCTGCCGTCCTACTGGGCGTTTAGGCGGGAGCACGGGGTATGAGAATCGTGATTACCTGGGCTGAGGTCATCCAGCGACGAGTCGAAGTCGACGTGGACGACGACGTCCAGCCAAAGACGATCACCGCAATCGCGGTCGCAAAGGCTAACGCGCAGGCTGCCGTTACCGGCGGAAGCATCATCCAGCACGGAAGGCCGGAAGGCGTCCACTGGGAGAGCGCAGACGGCAAGAAGTTCGGGGGACGGATGGCATGAGGATATACCTAGCGGCTCCGTATAGTATGAAGGCTACCATGCGTCTCCGAGCGCAGGAGCTAACAGCTATGGGCCACGTGGTCACGAGCCAGTGGATATTCCAGTCGGAGCCGGTGGGCATGGGGCCGGACCAGATGATCACCCGGGCTGGCATTGAGAAGGCCACCAGGCATGCCCTGATGGACCTTGAGGACATTAGCATGTCACAGATGGTGGCTATCTGTACCGAGGTTCCTAGCACCACCGGAGGCTATCACGTCGAGCTGGGGTACGCTCTGGCCAAGGACAAGCTGATCATGGTGATCGGACCCCGGATGAACGTGTTCTTTGCCATACCACGTGTTGGCCGCTGCCTAGACTGGGAGCACTTCACAGACTACCTACGGACGGGAAGGTATGAGAGATGAGATGGCCCGACATGCGCGAGGAGGTACGGCAGGTCAATGTGAAGCTGGGCTGGTGGGACGAGCCGGTCAGCTTCAAGGCTGCCATGACACTCCTGCATAGCGAGGTAAGTGAGATCCTGGAGGCCTGGCGCGATCGCGAATTTCAGTCATGGGAGAAAGAAATTTTTCTGTACTGCCATGAATGCGAGGACAGAGACATAGCAGCCCGGCAGGCTCATCATCCGCCCAAGCCGGAAGGATTCGCATCTGAGTTTGCGGATGTACTGATCCGGCTCCTGGACGACGATGAGCGATTCAATCTGGTGCTCGCGGAGCACTGGCATCCGGACTTCGAGGCCTACACGCTGGCCACGTATCACACCGACTACGTACCGGACAACCTGGACGACCTGCATAACGACATCTCTCGTGCCTCGATGGAATGGGAGAGCATGACGGTGCCGGACGTAGAAAAGCCGTACCGACGCCACCTGGCGACGCTGCTTACCCGGCTACAGCAGCTGGCGAATCTATACGGTGTGGACCTCCAGGCGGAGTACACTAGGAAGATGGCGTTCAACAAGACCCGACCCTACCGGCACGGAAAGGCTGTGTAATGGCTGAGAAGGTAGTCGAGCTAGGCCGGAGGAAGGCCAGAACGCTCAGCGCCCAGAAAGAGAAGGAGGATCCGCAGGCGCTGGCAATGGAGGAGGTCACGGTCGAGATCGCCGATCTGCGTACCTTCAGCGAGTCTAAGAACTTCTGGGTCTACGGCCCGTCAGGGCACGGCAAGACCACGCTTACTGGCTTCGCGCCGAACGCCTGCTTCGTCGCGGCGGAGAAGGGTGTCGAGGCCGCGCGCTACGCGGGTAGTAAGGCCAGCGTGATCCGCGCTCCGACGTGGGAGCACCTGTGCGCCGCTCAGAAGCTATGCATCGAGCGCTTTGGCCCGGAAGACTGGGTGATCCTGGACAGCATGCCCAAGGCGCAGACGCTGAACATACGCTGGATCCTCCAGGAGATTCACAAGATCCGGCCCACCCGAGACCTGGACATCCCGGCCATCGCGGATCACCAGAAGTGGCAGAATGGCTTCAAGCGCTGGATCGACAAGTGGGTGGACGCAGACTTCAACTGCATCTTCACGGCTACCGAGATGTTCCGGGACGACGAAGATAGCGAAGTTACTGTACTACCGGCTATACTCGGTCGTGGCTCCGAGGTGTGCAACTACATACGAGCCCAGATGGACGTGGTGGCCTACTACGGCATCACGGACAAGACCAAGAGCGGACACCCGATCCGCCGCGCGCTGTTCCAGCCGTGGGATCGGTACGTCGCTCCTAAGGATCGGTACAGGACGCTCGGCCAGTACCGTGACGTACCAGATGAGGACACGTCCGCGATCCGAGAGTGGATCGAGGAGGTCTTTGACGCGGCCGAGCGAGCCAAGAAGGAAAAGGCCAGGGCTGCCGCGACAAGGCGGCAGCGGGTAGCTTAGGAGGAAATGCACAATGCCCAGGCTGAAGGTGACCAAGCAGCTGCTTGACCCAGCGGAGCTGGACGCAGCCGAATACAAGGAAGGCCAGAACTTCCGCTCGTACGAAGGGGAGATTCCGCCCACGGGCACCAATCTCCCCGGGTACATCAAGTCCATGTGGGTCACCACCACCAACGACGGCGACGCGATGCTGCTGAAGGTGCTGTGGGTGGCGGACGACAACGCGGGTGAGTACGAGGACCTCCCCTCGTGGGACAACATCTCGCTCAGCGCACAGGCCAAGTGGAAGTGGAAGCCATTCCTCGACACGCTGGGCCTGAGCATCTACGACTTCGGTCCCGGACCAAAGGGCAAGATCTTCGTCACGGGCGAGGACGTAGACAAGCTGGGCCAGCCGGTGGAGCGAATCGGCGACTGGCACCCCGGGTCGGAGAACGACGAGGCCTACTTCAACATCATCACCCATAAGAAGCGCAAGCTGGACGGCACCGGATGGCAGACCGAGCCGCAGGAGTGGCTGCCGTACGACGAGGCCAGCCTCAACGGCGCGGTTCGAGACGAGGACATCCCGGACGACGAGCCAGAGGACGAAGAGGTCGACGTCGAGGACGAGTACGACGAGGACGAGCCGGACGAGGACGAAGAGGAAGAGGCCGCTCCGCCGGCACGGGGCAGGGGCAAGGCCAGGCAGGCAGCTCCCGCCGCAGCGCGCGGTAAGGCCGCTCGTCCCAAGGCCGCTACGACCACTACAGCCACACGCGGCCGCAAGCCCGCAGCGGCTGGCCGTGGGCGTGGACGTAGGGGCGACACGAGCGATCCGCCGTTCTAGCCCCGGACCGCCAGGGTGACCATAAACCATGTCGGTGGAAATCGGTCATGAGCGGCCCTGGCGGTTCGGTTCCACAAAGCGGGAGCCTCGGCATAGGGGTGCAAGCAGACCCACCCCTCCTGCTAGCCGAGGCTCCCCCCGAGCGGAGCCCTGGACGCCCATCCCCGATCGGCCCGCGTCCAGGGCTCCCCTGAGCGGGAGCCTAGGTGTGAACGGGGGATTCGCCCCTAGGCTCCCTCTGAGGGAACAAGGCGACAGATTGGGGCAAAGATGAACGTCATCATCATCGGATGTGGTCCGGCTGGGCTGGCGGCTGCGCATGCGGCTGTGACGCTAGGAGCCAACATCACCGTATACGCGCCTAAGCAGCAGACGCCGCAGCGCGGTCCGATCACGCTACACCGCGCCATCCCCGGGATCAACAACGGCGAGCCAGAAGGCTACGTGCGGCAGATCGTGATAGGCGGCTCGATCCTGGACTACCGGCTGAAGCTGTACGGCGACGTCAACATCGCCATCAACGGCGACATACTGGAGCATGGCTTCGTGACGTGGCGGGTACCCGAGACATACGATGCGCTGTGGAAGCTGTACAGCGGTGCCGTCTTTGATGCGGAGATCGCGGCGGACGAACTAAGCGAGATACCGGCCGCGTGCGACCTCGTGGTGAATACCGCACCGCGTCACGAGTTCTGCCTGAAGCCGGAAACGCACGAGTTCTTCAGCAAGCACATCGCGCTGACGCCGCACGCTAGCTACCCGGGCCAGCCTCCAAACACCGTCATCTACAACGCCTACCCGGACATCAAGTGGGTGCGCAGCTCGCGGATCTTTGAGGCGGAGGTCACGGAGTGGGAAGTAGGCGACGCACCGAACGACGCGCTCGTCATCGCGAAGCCGATCAGCACGACATGCGACTGCCACCCGCGCGTATTCCGTACCGGGCGACACGGCACGCACCACAACGAGACCTGGATAGATCACGCCTACTTCGACACGTACCGTGTCATACGTAGCATGATGCACAAGAAGGAATGGGAGGCCGTGAAATGACGGCCGGAGAGCTACGGGATGCGATAGCCCGAGCACAGAATGAATGCCGCCAGGAGATCCACGCCGCTGCCCTAGAGTACAAGGACAAGGTACGGCCGATCGCTAAGCGCCGGAAGGAACGCGGCCAGACCGCACGTGAGAAGCGTGACAGGCTGATCGCCGATCTCCGGTCTCAGTTCGCAAAAGAACAGTTCTCAGGGAGGATTCATGACCACCGCTGATCTCTGGTGGGGTAAGCCACCTACTATGAAGGGTGAGAAAGATATATGGGAGTACTTCCTCGAACGCCCAATTGGTTTCATGGTTGATCGCTATGTGATATCCGCGGACACAGGAATACCAATAGATTCCGTGTCAAGTTACGCATCTACCCTGTGCCGTACCGGATGGCTTGAGGGCATAAAGCAGAACTCCAAGATTCCGCCCGGGAGTTATAAGCGCCCCAGGAATAAGCCGGTGGAGGACAAGAACCGAATAATAGAGCGCGGTCAGCGCCGCAGTAGCTCGGAAATAGCCCGCTGGGCTGATGTGGCCATGTGGGAGGCGGAGCCTGTGGACATTCACCCCAGCGCTACCGTCATCGCTATGACGCCGGATCCGCTGCGCGTGATGGCGGCCGCAGCCGAGATGTACACCGGGAAGACTGTCCGGTACCCGTCTCAGGTCAGCGCAGCCGTAGCGAAGAAATGGCTGGCGGAGGCCGAGAAGTCCAAGCTGAACGCAGCCATGGAATTCATCGACATCCACCTGCTCCTGGCAGGCGTGACACGCGGCTTCACGCATCAGCTAGTGCGGCAGCGGACGGCCGTCTACGTCCAGGAGAGCACGCGCTTCGCGGTGAAGACGAACGCGCAGCTAGAGGTCGTGCCTCCCCCGAGCATCGCTGCCCTGAGGGACGACGATCCGAAGCGTGTCACATGGAACGGCGCGGTGAAGGCCGTGGCCGACGCCTACGTCGGTCTCATCAACGCGGGCGTGCCGGCGGAGGACGCTCGTGGCCTGCTGCCTACGAACATCGCCACCCGCGTCCACTATAAGACCAACCTGCGCAACCTGGTGAATGAGGCCGGTAAGCGGCTCTGCTCCCAGGCGCAGTTTGAGTGGAAGCAGGTCTGGTATGAGATTCTCCAGGCCATCCGTGCATACGGCCCAGACGAGGAACGCTGGCAGCAGATGGCCATCGCAAACATGTTCAAGCCGGTATGCTATATGACGGGCAAGTGCGAGTTCATGGGAGACCTGGACCGCTGGTGCGTCATTCGTGACCGGGTAGAGGCGCACCACCGAGCCGGCGATCCGCCGGACAGCTGGTCCGACATCCACCCGCTAGAGCCGCTACGTGAGGGAGCGGCACGCCAGGCGAGAGAAGGGTGACATGAACGATGACGATATCCAGGTTGAGACCTGGCACCGCCACGCTGGCGAGGACGAGGTAGAAGTCCTTGGCATTATCCGGCACAGGCCAGATGGGCCGCTGACCCCGGACGAAGACAAGACCGACCACGAGTACGAGCTGGACGCAGCGTACGCATTCATGGACGCCTGCTGCCTCACCCCGACGCCAGACGCAGCAGAGCAGCTGCTGGAGGTGTTCCTGCCGTGTCTGCGGATTATGTGCGAGCGCGGCTACGGCCCGACCGGAGCTACCTGGCAGGAAGGTGGCTGGCGCAGCCAGCTAGTGGACATCCGCAAAAAGTTCAAGCGGCTCTGGTTCCACGCCTGGGTCAAGGGTGTCTTCGTGCGGGACCATCCGATCGATATGATCAACTATCTCGGCTTCTTCGTCCGACTCGGCATGAACGGTAAGCCGTGGGGGTCCTGGGGAGAGCCGGAGAACCATGACTGATAAGCTGCGGCACTGGTGCCCAAACTGCGAGGAGGTGCACGGCTGCCACTGCATCTTCCGCCAGTGCAACGGCTGCCTGGCGTGGGACTGCCCGTTCACACATCCCCATCGCTGTCCGGTCGGATGGCAGCTGTGGCTGTGGTTACCAAAGCGCAGTACTATACTGGATATGTTACTGTTTAGTCCAGCTAACCGAATAGTGGGTCTGACCAGGCGAAATCGCAAACAGAAAGTGCACAGGTAAGTGTAGCGGATCGGACCTCCAGTGCGGCTACGGCCATGTGCATCGCATGCAGAAGCGGTCTGGAGATTAGGACCTAAGAAGATTCCAGGCGATGAAATTTACCAACTTGCACCACCATTCGACGTTTAGTTACCTGGACGGTTTTGGCCTGCCGGCCGTCCACGCAGCTCGGGCAGCCGAGCTGGGGTACTCAGCCATCGCGCTGACCGAGCACGGAAACGTCTCCAGTCACATGCAGCTAGAGAAGGCCGCGAGCAAGATCGGGATCAAGCCGATCTTCGGGCTAGAGGCCTACTGCGGAGCGGCCGACGAGGAAGGACGATCACAATGGAAAAACCACCTGACAATCCTAGCTCGCGACGCCGAAGGGTACCGCAACCTGATGCGCGTCGTAACCCAGAGCTGGCAGGATTTCTACTACCACCCTACTGTTTCTGGAGAGACGCTGGCGGCCCACCGCGAGGGGATTGCGGTGCTTTCGGGGTGTGCCGGGTCACGACTTGCCTGCACTTTGGCGGGTGGCAAGGGAACTGAAGAGCACAACGAACGGCCGGACTACGACGCCGCGCTGGAGGAGGCAGCTCGCTGGCAGGACTTCCTCGGCGAGGACTACTACCTAGAGATCCAGCCGTTCCCCGAGCTACCGCGCACCTGCGCCATCAACAAGGCGTACCGCTGGATCTCTGAGGAGCTGGGCGTCCCGCTCGTGGTGACCTGCGACGTCCACTATCCCCGGTACGAGGACCACGAGATGCAGGCTGTGCTGCACGCCATCGGCCGGGGCAACGCTACCGTGGACGACCAGATGCGAGCGTGGAACTACCAGGTCCCTCTGACGCTGCCCGATTCAGACGAGTGGCTAGCCGGTAGGCTAGAGGCGACGGGACTACCGCGCAAGTGGGCGTGGTACGCGATTGAGATGAGCGCCATCGTGGCTGAGCGCTGTAACGTGACGCTGCCCAAGGCGGAGCGTCTGCGCTACCCTATCACAGAGGACGACCTAGTGCCATGGATCTAGACGAGCCGCTTCGCCGACACCTGGTCCTACACAACAGCTCGATACCTATAGGGGAGTGCTCGGAGTGCACGATGCGTAAGGCACCGAAATGGTTCCGCGTCCCGGCCGGACTGGACAAAGGCCGCTGGCACATATCCGGATGGATGTACTCTTCACTCCTGCTTGGCGACGGTACCTGGTTTGCCTTCTCCATCTGCCCAGTCTGCTACGCCATGATTCCTAGCGCACGAGCCACTGGTCACAATGACTACCGCGACCGTACCTGGAGCCACGAGCAGTATCACGCCAGGACCGACTTTCCGATACCGGAAGAAAGCCATGAACAGCGCTGAGCTACTCCTGGAGTGGTGCCGCTTCGGGTGGCACTACCGAGACGTCGGCGCGCGGCCGCAGAAGGAGCAGGACTGGTACGCGGAGCGCGTGCGGTATGAGTACGGTCTTGTCATCGAGAAGGACTTCCAGGATGTTTTCCTTGTTGTTAGTGACGCGTGCCGATGGGCAAAGGACCACGGAATTGTGGTGGGTCCAGGGCGAGGATCGGTCGCTGCTTCGGTCGTGGCCTGGCTCCTGCGTATTCACGAGGTCGACCCTATACGGCACCCTGGGCTTCTGTTCGAGCGCTTCCTGGACTCATCGAGAGCTGACCCGCCAGATATCGACCTGGACTACGAGCCAGCCCGACGCGGCGAAGTCCGCGCCTACCTCGAGAGTAAGTACGGCCGGGAGTCCGTGGGGCAGGTTGGCAACTTCATTCGCTACCTGGGCAAGAACGCTCTGGTTGACGTGGCTAGAGTCTACGATGTACCTCTCGGAGCTAAGGAGGTCATCGCGAAGCTGCTGCCGCAGCGCTCTGGTGGTGACTCACGCTTTGATGCGACGGTGGAAGACACGATAGCCATGTTCCCGGCTGCGGCCAAGGTCATGGACGACTTTCCGGATCTGAAGCGCGCCATAGCTCTAGAGGGCAATCTGCGCGGAATGAGCGTGCACGCGGCTGGTCTCGTGGTGACCAATGGTCCGCTGACCGACGTATTCTCTATCTACGAGCGCAACGGTGTCCAGGTCATGAGCGGAGACAAGTACGACGTCGAGTATGCCGGCGCTATCAAGCTGGATTTCCTAGGCCTGACGACGATGAGCGTCATCGCCCGGACGCTGGCCGCTACCGGCATGACGCTGGACGACCTGTACGCCATCCCCCTGGACGACCCACAGACCATGGAGGGATTCCAGAATGCCGATGTCGTGGGCGTGTTTCAGTTTGAGGGTCGGGCCACACGTCTGGTATGTCGTGATGTTTGCCCACGTGACTTCACAGAGCTGCGAGACGTCAACGCTCTTTCTAGGCCGGGGCCACTTTTCTCTGGTACTACAGCGACCTATGTTGACGTTCGACACGGGCGACGAGAGGCCGAGCGTCTACACCCTATCGTGGACGAGGTCACCGCTCTGACCAAGGGGCAGATCATATACCAGGAGCAGATTCTCCGGATTCTGCGCGACATCGGAGGCTTTGACTGGTTCTCGGTGGGCCAGATCCGCCGCATCATCTCCAAGAAGGTGGGCGAGGCCGCGTTCCAGATGAGCTACGACAAGTTCCGCGAGGGGTCGGCCCGGCTACACGACATGGACGAACAGCTGGCTGACAAGCTGTGGAAGCTGATGGTGACCTCGGGCACGTACTCGTTCGTCGTGGCGCACGCCGTCAGCTACACGCTGATCGGGTACTGGTGTATGTGGCTGAAAACGCACTATCCTGTGGCGTTCTACGCAGCCTCGCTCGCGGAGTCGGGAGACGACGAGCAGCAGTTCAAGCTGATGCGGGATGCTCTGGCGCATGACATCCAGATACATCCGCCACGGCTCGACGTGTCAGGTCCGACGTGGTCCGCCGTGCCCGGGCTAGGTCTGGTGGCCGGCTGGCAGCAGGTACCACGGATCGGCGCCAAGCTCGCGGCTCGCATCGGAGAGCTAGACGGCGACCTACAGAACTGGAACGATCTGCTAAAGGTTCACGGGATTGGCAAGAAGAAGGTAGCCGACATGCTGGATTTCTCGTCGACCGACGATCCGTTCGGACTGCGGGTGACGGAGCAGCGGCTCGGTCGCGTACGCGGCTGGCTAGAAGACACGTACACGGCAGCTCCGACGCCGACGCACACGGGTGCGGAAGTAGCGGCCATCCCAGTCCGGGAGGACTACGGAGAGGCTACACGACGCGCTAACTACGGTAAGGGTCCGCGCGTTACCTACATGGGCATCGTTAAGGAGCGCAACATGCAGGATGCAGTTGAGAACCGGCGCTCACGTACCGGCGAGGAGGCCGAGGACATACTCCGTACCATGAGCCATCCGGAGCTGCTCGCGTACTGCTCGCTGCGCTGCTACGACGACACAGACGAAGAGGTCTACCTGCGGGTGAACCGCTTTGTGTTTCCGCGTCTGAAGCGTATCATCGAGTCTATCGCGGTAGGCAGGGACGTGGTGATCGCTGTGGGAAACAGGATCGCTGGGTTCGGGACTCCAGTTATGGTCGATAGACTGTACGTAGTAGACCCTGATTAGGAGGCCGAAATGGGGGCCGTTGTTCTTATGGCTACCGTGCCACATGCCGATGACATGGACGATGAGACGTTCTGCCGACATATGAATCTACGCCACAGAGACTCGCTCGGAGGCCTGGACAGCCTGTGGGTGGTGCCCGACGTGATCGATGCCTGGCGCTTCTTTCACAAGCGCCTACACCACCTTCGTCAGATGGATTATGACCACGAACATCTGCTCTGACCAGTAGACTTTACCTTCCGTAGTCTCGCATTTACCAAAACCTAGTCGTGTATCCTGATTCGGAGTAGCGTATTCCGGATTGGGGTGGCACCGGGACGGGATCAGCCCACAGTACTATCGCACACGCTCCAGTGCTGCCATGGTTTCTAGCAAGGAGAGAATGTGCGGTACCTCATGGGTCTGCTGGCGCTGGCGTGCTCGGCGCTGACCCTGTCCTCACCGGCGTCCGCCAGCACGGGCGTCGGTTCTGCTGTTAGCGGCCCAGAGCCGCATGTGATCGTCGCGGTGACCACTACACAGCATCACCGCTACAATACATCGTACACGGTACGGCGCGGCGACACGCTCAGCTCGATAGCCAGGCGGCACTACGGGTCGGCCGGGCTGTGGCCAGCGCTGTGGTGGGCCAACCGAGGTAAGGTCGCCAATCCGAACGTGATCCGGGTGGGCGAGCAGCTGGTGCTGCGACATCACGTACGCTCGGTCAGCGCGACCGTATACCGCAAGGCCGTAGCCGCGCAGAATCCAGCGGGCACCGCCCACAGGAGCCGCGCACCGCCCACCCACACGGCTACGACCACCACGAGCCACCCTCAGCGCCACGCACGCGACCACGAGCCAGACGGTGACGGTGACGACCCTAATCCTAGCCCGGCTCAGCCGGTGTCCGCCGCTCCGGTGGCAGCTAGCGGCTTTGAGGCGTGCGTCATAGCGCGCGAGTCGGGTGGCGACCCTACAGCCATCAATCCGACCTCTGGGGCCAGCGGCCTCTACGGCATGCTGCTGAGTACATGGGACAGCCTAGGACTCGGATATCCGGGCGGAGCGTACACCGCGCCACCAAGCGTTCAGCACGAGGGGTTTCTACGGCTGTACGCCCGAGACGGCCCAGCTCCCTGGGCACCGTATGACGGCTGCTAGACGCTAACGTCTAGGTCGCTCAGAGCCGTCTGCCAGTTACGGGCGATCGCGGTCTGGGCTAGGTGTAGCCGCGTCTCAGCGGCCGCACCCGTAGTCTCGCACACCCAGCGATGGAGCGTGTTCTCAACCGTGTCCTTATCGTTCGGAATCGGTCCGACCTCTTCCCACAGGTTGCTCAGGTCGTTAGCTCCACCTAGCTCCAGCGAGATCAGATGGTCCAGCTCGCCGTGCTGATCCTGTGACTGGCCGTATGCCTGCTCAATGATGCGCTTGGCCTTCTCGGTCTCGTCTACCGGAGGCCGGTAGTCCCTCGTCGTGTAGCCTGGCGCGCATAGCTTTGCAGCTGTGATGGCCGGGTCGTAGGCTCCCGGGGTACAGCGCGGATCAGGCAGCATGCCGTTGTCGCTCGTATGGCACGGGCCGGTAATCTTTCCGGTCACCTGCCGAGGATCAGACACCTGATTCAGGGCGGACTGCCCCGGTGAAGGCGTGGCCGTCGCCACAGACGAGTGGCTGTGTGACGGAAAGCTGGGAACGCCGGTCACTACACCGGACGAACACGCCGTGACAGCCAGAAACAGGAACGATACGGTGATAGCTCTCATGCTCCAATCCTACCTTACTGCAGATGGCATACGTGCTTTGCGGCGTTCGGATTATCACATACATGGGCCGGTGGACCATGCCCATTCTGGTTTCGCTTAGGCACCAGATGCTGCATCGGCGGTGGGGGCGGAGGTGGCGGAGGAGGTGGGGGCGGAGGATTGGGCGGTGGCGATCCTGGCGGTGGTGGCGGGGTAGACGGCTGCGGCATAGGCGGAACGGCCGGAGCCGGTGCGGCCGCTGGAGGAGCGGGCACGACCACGACGGTAGACACAGGATGGGAGGTCCCGGGCACGCCCGGAATAATCCGGATGATCACGTGGCGCTTAGGCCTGGGAGGTGGTGCGGTCGTGAACGGTGCGGCCGGGTAGCTACCCGGCACAACTGGCTTTCCAAGCGTGCTGACTGGTATCTGCGGAAGCTTAGTGGGGCTGGTAGCTACGACAGGTATAACGGCCACGGCCGACACAGCCACGCTGCCAACCAGGAGTCCAACCGTGGGGATCATGGCGGCGGAAGATGATAGAAGGCGGACCAGTGGGTTAGACGCTTATTCGGAATAGGCAGATGCCCCGGGCAGCCCAGGCCACGAAATGCCTGTCGTGCTTCCACGATAATCGTCACATCCAGAAGTGTCGGCTTCCTCTTCGGTATTGGCACCAGACTTATCGTATGCCACGTCCCGCAGACGGCCTGGATCCTTGCCTCGTCCCGGATCAGCTCCATGGCCTGCCGCTCGATCAGCCTGGTCTGCGTCTGTAGCTGGCTATGCTGTCGAGACAGGGCTACCCAGCCGTAGATGACGGCCAGAATGATAACGAACACGAGGATTCCTAGGCTACCCCACTGGAGACGCTCCCAGCGCTTCTCGAGGACCCTTAGCTTCTCAGCTGTCTCCTGCTCCAGCTGGACGATAGCGTCAGCGGCCATTGCCCCTCCTCGGCTGGATCCGCATACGAGATATCCGATCGGCTACGCTCATTATCTTCTCAGCATTACCATGGACATCGGTGCGGATGGCGTTGACCTGATCTAGCGTTTCCTGTAGCCGCGCGTCTACCTTTGCGGTGTACGCGATGGTGGCTCTCTCACGCTGCTCTACGAACTCACGGAACTCCCTAGTCAGCTGCTCTATGGCTACGCGGCCGGTGACCATATCTGATAGAACACTTATCCTGGTCTGTAGTGCGGTGATCTGATCTGTCTTCTCCTGTATCTTCTGGTGCAGACCCTCGATGGCGGCATCCTGCGACGCGGAGCGCTCCTTCCAGGAGTCAGCGGTAGCTGTAGCGTTGTTGACAATCTGTGCAGAATGGCCGCCACGGAACGCACCAACAGCAACGGTAACCGCCGCACCGAGGGCACCTATGGCTCCCGTTACACCGATGATCGTGTCAACAGCGCTCATGTAGCCCTAGCTGCCTGCCCACAGAGACGTCAGGGCATCCTCGAAGTTGAATACTGTGGCCTGCGTGGCTGTTCCCTTGTAAACCTGCATGACCGTCGCCATATAGTTGGCGTCGTTGAGAACAGTCTGCGCATCGGCTGCTGTATAGCCCAGACCCTGTAGTCCGGTCAGACCTAGCTTATTCAGAAACGCCTGCTGGTGCAGGACATTGGTAGCCAAGTCCCGCATCTGGGTGGCCAGAGCCGTGAGCGTACTGTCCGTCTTGGCCTGGGTGGTCTGGCTGCCGACTGACATGCTGCCTCCTTACGTGGACGGAGCCGGGAAGACGTCTAGATAGCTGCCGTACTGCCGGATGATCGTATTGGCCGTCGCGGTCTGGAATGCCTGGACGTTCAGGGTACCGGCTACGCTGATCACAAAGTAGCCGTCGAATATGTCGATGCGCGATGCACCAGCACCGCCCGGGGTAGACGTATCAAACGTGGTGTCTAGGACGTTGAAGGCAGTGAGGGGTACCTGGTTCGTACCTAGCAGCTCGTAGAACGCGGTACGGCCATTAGACGCTGTCAGTCCGCCGGTAGGGTGCATCCGGAAGTGAAGCTGGCCACCTGCTCCGTTCGGATCAGTGCACAAGAGCGCACGGACCCGATACGCACCAACCCCGAGCGGCGCAGACAGACCAGGGACCGTCGCCATCGAGGTACCCAGGGTCAGCGAGCCAGTAGCCGGATACGTCATATAGCCGGTGAAGTAGTCGTTGCTGTCAGCGCTGCTTCCGTACTTCAGCCGACCCGTATCTGAGAATAGTATCTCGCCTGCCGACGGAATCGTAGGCGGAGACGTGGGGTCGGTGATGTCTGTGAAGGTGAATGTCTCTGCCATGGCAGTTATCTGCTGCCGCAGATCAGCGATTTCTTCCTCGGCCTGCTCCAGCGTGTAGTTCTCTAGCCGCGAAGTCATCACCATCTCCTCAGCGTGTTCGCAGTTAGCTCATACGGCACCTCGGGTGTACAGTTCCAGGTAATGGTCCAGTCGTCAGAATTAAGGGTCTCAGAGTACCCGATTACGAGCTGTTTTGTCGTGGCGGACGGCATCCACGCCGGCATGTTGATTACCTGCACGTAATCACCTATTGTCACGGCAGCTACCGTGCTCATCTTCGGAGCAATATTGGCACCGACCAGACCACAGCGCTTCATATCTACCGTGATCGTCGGATAGCGCTCATTCTCTACCGTGCTCAGCCCGAGTAGATGATTCGCGAGCGCGAGCAGCTGCGCATCGTTCTGCGCGGCTACCTTGAGGGTCTTGCGGTACCGACCGAACACCTGCGTGCTCAGGTTGCCCGAGCCGTCTAGGGTTATGCGTAGGCTGCTGCCCTTGTTGCGCTTGACGATGATGTCATTCTTGATCTTCTGGTCATCAAACTCTGGTATGAATGGCTGGCTCACGTCGGAAAGCGAGTAGTCCAGGGTCAGCGCTGGGCTCTGGTTTATGAGGGTGATGCGGGTGCGGTACTTCAGCGCATAGTTGTCCTTGGCTTCTTCCAGGATGCCCTGGTCCAGATCCTCAATTTCCTCCAGGAAGTCCTTATACTCCTTGCGCGTCTGTGGGCTCATCTGCGGTGACATACGGACATTATCCACATATATCTTTGTGTTGTTGGCATCGGTGTTGTGGTCACCCACCTTCACCGCGAAGTAGGCTGCTCCGGTGGGCGCTGCGGCTGACACCTTGATCGTGTGCTTCTGGCCGAGAATCAGCGCCGTATCCGCGCTGTCGTCCTCCGCGTGTGTACAGGCTGCCCCGCTAGACTGGTACCACATGATGCCCACGAACAGGTTGTTCAGCGCGGCCGGGACATAGAAGTCGGCTGCGACGCTTACCGTGTCACCCGGCAGAATGCCCGTTGGGCCGACGACAGTTCGTCCGTTAGTGCCGGTGGGCGATACGGCTGTCGGCTGGCCCGCGCCATTCGCGGTGAGCAGCATAGACTGCGAGCCGTCCGACGGCCAGATAACGGGGTTATTCGGATTGAAGAACGGCGTGGTATCGAGCACCGGAGTGAACGTATCTGTAACGATCGCGGATGTACAGTTAGTGGGCGTGAACACCGGATCGGTAATCGTCAGGTCGTCAATGTAGTGAACCTCGTTCGCGGCGCCGGCAGACACGACCTGCACCGTAAGCCGACACCACGCCGCGCTCGCTGGGGCTGTCAGAGCAGCTGTCGCCTGCGTCCAGGCCGCATTAGAATCCGTGACGTTAGAGCCGCGTAGCGAAGACAGAAATGTACCGCTGCTGTCGTAGAAATCCGCACCGACGTTGCACGAGCGCGCCGACACAGCCGTCCGGAACCAGCCGGTGATATTAATGGGCTCGCCCGGAGAGCAGTTCATGCCGTTGCTCGTGACGGTGGCAGCAGAGCACGAGGACGCCGTCATGTTCCCGGCAGCCTGAGACGTGATGGCTAGCGAGTTAGGTGCCGAATGCGATTGCGCCGCGCTGACGGCAATGTTACAGTTGCCCGACTGGATCCATGTGCCGCTGGTGCCACCGTCGAAGTTGGTGTTATCGCCGGTCAGGAAGTTCGGAAACACCCACTCGAAGCCGTAGTGATCGTCCTTCTCCTTGAACAGTATCGAACTCGTGGGTAGCGCCTGCTCATTAGCTAGCCTGATGAAGCGGTCTACGCCGACCTCGGTGTCGTGCGCTATCAGATGATGCACGACTGTTCGCACGTCAATCAGCGCGTACTGGACAGATATGTGCGAGACGGAGGTCTGGGTTACGTTCTGTCCGGGATCAACCAGCACCTCGGAAACGTTGCCCACGGTGGACGTGGCGAGCGTACCGGACAGAGTATTGATCAGAGCCACCGTGTTCTTATCCGCGTCCACGGCCGTCATCTTCCACGCCACAGACGTACCAGAGTTTGACAGCTCCAGACTCACCATGATGGGCCTGCCATCAACGCTGAAAGCGGAATATCCAGAATCCCACAGCGTCGTCACGCCGGTAGAATCTCTACCCTGTAGCTTCAGCTTGCCGCCGCTGCCCGTCTGGTAGAACACCCGCAGCTGCCCAATGGGCGTTGTGCCCGTGCCAGCGCAGTAGAAGCGTATCAGCTCTACACCGTTGTTACCGCCCGAAGCCGGGGTCCGGAGAATAAAGCGGCACACGTTGACCGGCGGAGCTGCTCCGCCTAGCGGATTAGTGTAAACCAGGTTCACCTGGCCGTTGGAACCGCTGCCGCCGATACCGCCGTAGCTATCGCTGTTGTTGAATCCACCACCGCCACCAGCGCCACCCGGGAACACGCCAGCCTTACCGTGCAGGTCAACACCTCCGGTCTCGGTACCAGCTGCGCCAGCTCCACCGGCTGCGCCACCGGCTATGCCGCCGCTAGCACCCGCACTACCGCCAGCGCCACCAGTCTGGCCCGAGTTGTTGGCGCCATTACCGCCTGCCCCGGAATTGCCAGCAGAGCCTCCACCGCCACCGCCCGCACGCTGGCCAACACCAGTGCTCCCGTGACCACCGTTACCGCCGTTGTTGTGGATCGCGTTGCTGCTGCCTGTTCCACCTATACCGTCTGCCGATCCGGTACCGTCGCCACCGCCATGGCCACCATGGGCGGTAACGGTAACGGAATCGCCATGGAAGTTACTCTGTAGACCACCCTGGCCGTTGATGTTGTTATTGGTACTGCCCGCGCCGCCCGAGCCGGCAGGTCCGACTGTCAGAGTGTACGTGTTGCCCGGGGTAACCGCAACGGCCGAGTCACGGGCGAACTCGCCTCCGCCACCGCCCATCTTAATGTTGGCGCCTTTCCCGTTGGAGCCACCCCCACCGCCACCCCAGCACCGCACATCTACCGTTGTAACACCACCCGGGCACACCCACTGGTACGTTCCTGGAGTGGCGTACACGTCATTGCCAGACGCGCCGAAGCTTCCGGTCAGGCCGTCCCAGGTAGACCTGTTGAGAATCGGTACCGGCGCAGTACCGTTGAATATGTAGGTCTTCCAGGTCGGCAGGGTAGCCGTGGTCACGGTCATCGGCTGGCCGCCGTCAATGCCCGCACCGATCGTCCCAGTATTGCTGCGGTCTTCCTCGCAGGGCCAGTACGCGATTGGTGCATAGCCACCAGTCAGCGTGCCATAATACCGAGTTAGCGCGCTGCCTCGGCCGCCACCCTGATTCAGCTGTCGCAGCGGCCCGCTCGCGGTGATCTGGACGTAGACATCATTGCCGCTGGTATCAGATTGCGGTGGCCAGTCCGGCACCGAGCCCCAGAAGCGATATCCGCTGTATACGTTGCCCGAGGACGATGTGGCATTGACCACTGACACGCGCAGCTGGATATTGCGTCGCAAGTTGGGATAGTATGCGCCGCTAGTATTCAGCGGGCTGAAGCGGCCGTCGTTGTTCTGTAGCGTTAGGTTGCACTGAGCCGGACTGGGTGTGCTATTCTCATCAGCCCGGCCACCTGTGATCTGGATGCCATCGCGCCAGTACACATACTGCGTGATGTCTGTGAAGGTACCGCCGATCTGTAGCTCCACGAGGATTGGCAGAGGGAATAGCGCCATCAGCTACGTCCCCCGAACGCTACCTGCACGTCACCGCCACCCAGCGTGCGAACATTCTTCTGTAGCCAGCTAACCATGAATCTGTCAAAGGCGTTCCCGGTGCTCGGAAGATGTAGCACCACAACCGGGGACACCTGGCCCGGCTCCACCCTCTCACCCTTATGGAAGCGGTACCGCGTACCGCTGCGGCCGTAGCCCCAGATGTCCTCGCTTATCGGACCGCCACCCGCATAGCCGTGCCCGTGCCCCAGGACCGATGTCCAGGCTGAGCCATAGCGGTGGATCGCGTAGTTGACGCCTGCGAATATGTTCGCCAGGGGATCGTATATGCCACGGCTCCGGAACGGCCCAGCGTAGGCCAGGAAGTTAGATAGAATCACCTGCATCAGACCACGAGAAGGATCGCCCATTCTGGCGTTGATGTCGGTCAGGTTGATCGCGTACTGGTAGCCGCCGGATTCCGTAGTCATCTGGGCTAGCACGGTGCCGATGTCGCCTGCGGGCTGCCCCAGCATTCGCAATACCAGTGCAACCAATCCTGCCCACCGCTGTACACCTCCGCCTATGCCCGCTGTCGGGGCAATCACAGGCGCGATATGCTTCTGGCCCCAGCTAGCCAGCAGATTCTCTGTCTGTGAGAAATATGCATTCAGGGTGTGGATGAAGGAGCCGACCCTGGGCCGAATGACATCCCGGAAGTCAAATCCGGTGCCACCGGCGTATCCGCGTAGGAGCTGCATGCTCTGTCCGTGCGGGATTACCTGCTCGCCACCCTTGAAGTTGACCAGCTCTGTACCCTGCTCGCCCACCATGCCCCAGCCCGGTGCCGCTCCGCCGGTGCCGCTCGCGTAGTGCTGGGCGCGAACGTACTGGCCCTGCGCAGAAGGAGACAGGTGCACGCCGGCAGGCAGTCCAAGGCCAAACTTGATCGTGACGTCCCGGCCGTGCAGGTGCTGCCAGTCGCGGTTGATGTTGTCGGCCGCGTTCCGCACGTCCGCCTGGATCTGATGCAGGTCATTGCG